GGGGTATGCGCGCCTATGCGCAGGGGTATGCGCACACGTGCGCAGGGGTATGCGCGCCTATGCGCAGGGGTATGCGCACACGTGCGCAGGGGTATGCGCGCCTATGCGCAGGGGTATGCGCACACGTGCGCAGGGGTATGCGCAAATTTGCGCAGGTATATATATAGACAACATAAATTAATAACATAAATTAATAACATAACACTGACGCGCTCGCTTTGCTCGCTTGTCCGCGGCAAGCCGCGTGGCAAAAAATGGACGGTTTGGAAGGTAAAAAATCAGCTAATAAAATGGTAAAAATCTATTGCTATTTAAGCCGGCTTGGTGTATTATTGGAAGTACAGGAGTGAACCAACAATAATGCAATTATCGAGGATCACCACCGAGCTTCTCCTGTGCTCGGTGGTCGCGTCCTCGGGACGTGAAAGGAAACAGAAGATGAACCAAGAGGGTTATAAGCACGAATTAAAGGCATATCATTTAATGATGCTTTATCTCGCGGCCTATAGCAGAGATATGGAGCAAGCAGAAGATGCTTTTAAAGTATACAAATATTTAGCAGAAAGGCGTCGTGAACTTATTCCAGGCAAGGAAAAGGGAGTAATTTGTACACAAAAAGATGTTGCGCGAGCATTAAGGTTTGATACAAAACGTACTTTTCATTCTTTCAAAACACTAAGAGATTTGTGTTGGGTTACAAAAGAATATGTTGGCGGTAGCCCAGTATACTATCGCGTTTTATCACCAGATAGTATATTAAACATGGCGAAATTAGTATTTTTGGGAGACATTTCAAAGTGGAGCTAGGAGACAGAAACCACCAGGCTGGCTGGACGGGCTACATGAACGCCGACGTGCGGTATGACAAGCGTTTGAATAGTACAGCAAAAGTAATCATGGTTGAAATATCAGCACTTACTAACATGAAAGGTTACGCGTGGTTCACAAACCAGTATCTAGCAGATGCATTTGACCTTTCAAGGTCACAAGTATCACGCATTATCAGACAGCTAGCAGAGTGCGGCTATATTAATGTCTACCTAAACCCGGGTGGCGAGCGTTACATTACAACTACTAGTGATGATCGCCCCGTGCCTAGCGGCTTTAAAAAAGACTACACAAAAAAGCCAAAAAGCAATGGCAAGCAAGATGATGAGCTAATAGAAGAGGTAACCACTGTTGATGAGCTTTTGCCAGAAGAAAAAGAGACTGTAGATACTAGCGAGACAGAGATGCGCGAACTTACCACAGCCGAACAGTGTGCACTACAAACAAAGAATATCGAGGCAGACAACTACGACCGCCGCGGCAATGTCGTTGATGATGATCTATACCACAAGCTTAAGCTAGAGGTAATCGCTGAATCGGACGCCAAGAAAGCCGAAGAGGAGGCAAAGAAACAGCCAGAACAGCCCGCAGTGCAGCAGATCGAGGCTAACACCAGCAACACCAACAGCGCGGTAGTGACGACCACAAACAGCAATATTGCTACAGCTAGCCCGTACGGAGAGCTTGCAACGCCAATGACTGGCACACGTAAGAACTACGACCCGGCAGAAAAAGCATTTTATGAAGCAGCAAAATCACTTGGCGTAACAATCACAAACCACAACCAGGCCCGCAAGTGGGTAAAGGAAGTGGTACGGACTCGTGGGCTAGAGTCGGCGGTAAACTACTTTGACTTTATGCGCATCGCCTTCCCAAGATGGCAATACGAGTTTAAACCAACAGTCAAAACAGCATACGACCTTGTGACCAAGGCAGCACAGATTGAGCAACTCATACAGAGGCAGAGAGAGGAGAAAGCCCGAAAGATTGATTACGACAATATAGACTTTTACGGCGACGCAAAATAAAATAAACCAGTAACAAATAGGAGAAAACACAATGCCTAAATATCAACTAACCACCTATGACGGTAAAACCTACACAGTCCAAGAGGACGACCGCGAGAAGGTAAACAAAATGATTAGCTACTTTGAGCTTATGCCAGTAAAGATGGCAGACGGCACAACAGAGCTATTTGCCAAAAACTCTGTACAGCACATGAAGATGGTACAAGAGGACGAGAAGCTACCACCAGAGCAACGCCTCGCCATGGGCGGCCAAAAGGACAACCGCAGCGAAGGGCCAGAGGCTGAGGCTAACAGGGCTTGGCGCGATGAGTGCGGGCACGACTATAAGCGTATGGCTAATAAGCAAGAGCGTGACGCTTTCATCAAAAAATGGCTTGAGGAGAACACCCAACTATAAAAAGTTGGGTTTTTCTTAAAATAGTGTTGACATTCTAACGTCGAGCATATATACTGAAACTATCAACAACTTAAGGCGAAAGGACAATAGCCAAATGAGTATTATCAACACAATCAAAAACCTTATCAGTCGGCGCAAGCAAGAGCAGCAAGAGTGGGACGACGTAGACCAAATGTTAAACGAAGCGCTAGTAGATACTTACTTGGAGAAAATGTAACATGTCGGGCAAAACTGAAACTACAGTAAAAGCAATCCTTGAAGCACGCGACAACAACGGTATATGTAAGCACTGTGGCCGTAAGATCCAGCTTTACAAGTATAAGATCACACCAGCTATGGTTTACATGCTGAAGGACATGGGGCGCATCACAGCTCGCCAAGCAGCAGAACACCAAAGCAACCCGCGCCACGTTGACTCTGGCGAGATTGACCGGCCATTTTCTGTGCGTACACAAATGACAAAGTTGCGCCTCCATGGGTTAGTAGCAAAGGTAAAAGACGCTAAAGGCAAGCATATACCACGTACCTGGACTGTAACCAAGAAAGGTTGGAAGTTTCTCGCCGGCAAGCCAGTACAGGCACGCGTAACCGTCTACAACAACACCGTACTTGGCCACTCTGGCGGGCTGTGTGTGATTGATCAGATTGCCGGAGCGTCTGGCGACTACATCGTCGAGCCTATTACTGAGGATGAGAGCAAGCAGCTAACGGCCGCAAAAGGCCAAGCCGCTAAAGATAAAGCCAAAGAACTAGGTTTGTGCTAATATACAGATAAGGGCCGTGCAGCTTGTCCCACGCGGCCCTTATCATTTAGGAAAGGACACTATGAAGATCGAGCACATCAACATAAACCAACTAAAGTTTGACGAGAGAAACCCCCGCATTATCGATAAGGATGAGTTTGCGGGGCTTGTGTCGTCTATAAAGACGTTTGGCCTCGTCGACCCTGTCATTATCAATCACGACAACACAATCATTGGCGGCCATCAACGCACACGAGCCGCCCAAGCTGCCGGCCTTATTGAAGTGCCGTGCATCCGCCTTAACCTAGACGAGCACGACAAGATCAAGCTAAACGTGCTACTTAACAGCCAGGCTATTAGTGGCCGCTATGATGAGCTAAAGCTTGAAGAGATTCTAGACGAGCTAAAATTTGATCAAGACTACCTGGAGCTACGGCTAGATAAACTAGAGATTAAAGACCTAGACACCGAACGGCTTATATCGCCAAGCGGCACAAAGTTAATGCCTGAGTCTGTTATAGACGGACGCAAGCTAGACTGGATCAAAAGCGATGAATTGTGGGCAGAGTCGGGAGTAGACACCGGAGAACGTAGCCCCACGCTGTACCAAACGCTGTATGAGTGGTTTTGTCCGCAAGGTGGGCTCATTATGCATCTTAACCCAACAAACGGCGCACCGGGCCTTGTAGCGGCTAAAAACGGCTATAACTTTATTGGCCTACAAGCGAACGATGCAGATTTGGAAGCCGAAGCGGGCGAGATACTCACGCCAAATGATGGCGGGCTAGCCTACGTAAATGGCGACATTACCGGTTACTTTATCGATCATCCAGACCAAACAGTAGACCTGGTGCTTTACGACATGAACACAGAAGATAAGCACAGTGACCTGCTGCTGTCCGACCTAGCCAAGAAAATGAAGCCTAACCGCTTTATCATCGCTATTGGTAACTATGAGCGCGTAGACGTAAAGAATGGCGGCGCTATCAATGACGTGCCATACCTCACCAAGAAATATATCGACGACTACAACGGACAAATCGACCTATACAACCACATTATCTTTATAGAGAACACAGACACGAGCAAGTACGCTGCTAAAAACTTTAATAACGTGCGCAAAGTGGCCCGCATCCATACAGACGTAATGGTATATACCAACGGCGACCCGGACAAAGCGATCGACGACTTTGCCGTTATCGACTTTTCCACAGATAAATAGCAAAAAACATCTATTTTTCTATTGTTTTTCGTCGTGCATTTGCTATAATAAGAGCAGATAAGTAAGGCGAAAGGATACTAAACAGGGCGAGAAACAACTATTACACATAACACAACTAAACTTGAACATTAAAAATTAGGAGTAAAGACCATATGGCCAATTTACAAAACCGTATCGAAGACCGCAATAAGGTAATGCGTGCAGCTATGATGTACATGGCGTGCGAAGCTGCTCGTACTATCTTACTTGAGCAAATAAACAACAAAAACAGCAAGGTTGATTTGACAGCAGAAGACATTGTAGACCTTGCAATCATGCAAAACCGTGCAACTTGGGCGCTAGAAGCCTCTCACGTCATTGATGACATTAAGGCAGACTTGAGGAAGCGCAAGAAAATCCAAAAGCTCGCACTTGAACAGCAATAGTAAACAAAGGGGGTAAAGTGGAAGTAGATCCAAAGATGCGCGCCCTTATGCTGATCGTAGCAGACACTGTGATCGAAGGATTTGGCAAAGACAAGAACGACTTGCCAGAAGTAACAAACGCAGAAGAGCTATTCGAGCAGCTGATGGCGTACACAGCAGCGCATGGACGCGAGGCAGTAGCCCGTGTGCGGCGCGACATTGAACAAATAAGAAAGGGGGCAAATGATGGCGACTAATAGCCAAGTTCTAGACATTCGCGACGGCCTTGTAAAGTCGGGGCTGGAGATTACAGACGCCGAGCAGCTTATTAAAGCTTACGGCGCGCCATTCACTGAGGTTGGCGAGATTCTCGCCACTTACAAAGACATTGTGGTAACTGACGTATCGCAAAAAGAGGAGATGCAGAAAGCTCGCAAGATGCGGCTTGCACTCCGCGGCCAGCGCGTTAAGATCAAAAAGACACACGACTTTTTAAAGGCAGACGTGTTGAAGCAGTCAAAGGCAATCGACTTTGTGAACCGTGAAGCGGCAAAGATTATCGGTGAAGCTGAGAAATACCTCGAAGACCAAGAGAAGTTTGCCGAGAACCTCTTAAAGAAACAGCAAGAGAAAAAGCTGGCGGAGCGGCGTGCCAAGCTGATGATGTACACAGATGACATTAGTTTGTACGAGCCAACACTTACAAGCTTGAGCGATGAGAAGTTCGAGCAGTTGCTCGTACAGCTGAAGCAAGCAAACGAAGACGCCAAGGCAGCAGCAGAGGCTGAAGAGGCCAAGCGTAAGGCGGAAGCTGAGCGCGCAGCTAAAGCGGAAGCTGAGGCCGCAGAGGCCAGGCGTAAGCAAGCAGAAGCAGAGGCAGAAGCCGCACGACTCCGCGCCGAGAAGGAAGCAGAGGAGCGTGCCAAGGCTGAGGCAGAAGCTAAAGCGGCAGAGAAAGCTCGCAGGGCAGCAGCAGCGCCAGACAAAGAAAAGATCATGGCCGCTATCGACGCAATCGAGTTTAAGGTAGAGGGCCTCACAGACCTACAAGCTATGGAGCTTGCCGAGAAGATCGCGCAGCATCTCGAAACAGTCAAGACTAACTATAAAATCAAGGCAGGCAACCTATGACGATCAGTGAACTTGAGCATCAATTAGCTGATATGGGGCTTAAGCTTGATATTGGTGACGATCACTACTACTTTGTAGATGACCCTGGCGATCGCCGCTACGATCATCGCTATGCATATGTGAGTAAAAATTGTAGGTTCGCAGTCGACACCGACACTGACTGGTTTAAATCATTGCAAACCAAGAAACGTAAGCGACTGTTTAATGCCATAATGGAGTTTGCCGCCACACCACTTGATAAGCGACAGAACACAAAATACTACGTGAGTGTTGAGTATCAAGGTTGCTTTGGCAAAAATCGTACCTTCTGGGTGTCTGAGTACAATACATTCGCAGAAGATTACGAGCTTTCATCGAAGTACCAAGACGCCGCCAAACTCGAAGAGGAAGTAGCCGACAAGATAATAGGCATGCTACCGCCAATAGCAGCGATTAAGAAAACAAAAGTAGCCGTAGAGTAGAAAGGATAAACAATAATGGCAAAAGGTTTTAGCAAAGCAGTAGTCATGGGCAATCTAGTCCGTGACCCTGAAACGAAACAAACAAACAGCGGACACAGCGTAACCGGCTTTACGCTCGCAGTGAACGGTCGTAATGACGATGTTGCGTACATTGATTGCACAGCCTGGAATAAGGGCGGTGAGACGATCGCGCAGTATCTCCACAAGGGTGACGCGCTGCTCGTATCTGGCCGGCTTAACCAGAGCCGCTGACAAGATAAGGATGGCAACAATCGTAGTAAGATCGATGTGGTGGTAGATGAGTTTGCTTTCATCGGTGGCAAGAACAATAGCGATGGTAGTAGCACACAAACAGCGCCACAGGCCAACTACGATGAGCCAGCGCCAGTATCTGACATTAATATCGCAGACATTCCATTTTAGTAAACAGGCAAAACAAACATGGACTACGAAACAGTAGAGATAAAGTACCGCGATGAGGAGACAAAGGGCATCGGTGTACCAGCTGGCGTGTGGGTAGCGCGCCGGCTGAGTAACGGCGAGGTATTCAGCTACGGTACACTCGAGGGCTTAAAACAAAAGGCGGTTGCACGACGTTACAACTACATCGTCTACCGCAAAGATAATAAGCTAGGCGGGTATATCGCAGACGAAGTATTTGACTGTACAAAAGGGGTGCTTGGCAAAGACTGGCACAAGGTGTAGAATATTTGGTAGCTGTGTGTGGGCGCAGCTGCCAGATTCCTCCTTTATGGTGAGACGCAGCAATTGTTGCGTCTCTTTGCTTTGGTGTATAATGTAGCCATGGCAACAACGAAGAAACGCGGCCTAGATGCAAAAAGCGACACTGAGACGAAAGTGCCGCCAGTTAAGCATCTAGATATAACAAGAAACGACATTAAAGACGCAGAGATAACGGACATGCGGCTTGAGATGGTGCTAACGCAGATGCTGAACGGTGCGCGCACATCAATCATCAAGCAGACTATCAAGCAGCAGTGGAATATTGGCGAGCGCCAAGCCCAAAAGTACATTGCAGCAGCTAAAAAGCGTATCAAGGCCTCATATGAGGATCAAATACCAGACTTTGTACAAACACAGCTTGAAAAGATCAACCACGTGTATTATGAGTCTATGAAAAATGGAGAAAGGGCAAACGCACTAGCAGCACTAAAGCAAGCAGCACAACTTGTAGGGGCTGAAGCACCGACCAAGTCGGAAACAACAGTTAAAATATCTGGTGCGATAAAGGGCATGAGCGATGACGAACTTACAAGAATCATCGAGGGAGTTGCTGGAACTGAAAGCAGCAGCAGCGATGGAGCTGATCGAGCGCAGAGCAGTTGATGACTTTAACTACTTTGTGAACCATGTATTTGCCCTCTCATTCCAAAATGACTTTGTGAGTGGGCAATACGTTGCTGATGTATGCGAGCACATGGACAAGCACCCGTACGCTATGTATATCACAGGACGTGGCCACTTTAAGAGCACACGCCTATACGCTCGTCTCATGTGGCACTTATTGCGCTTTAAGAGAGAGAAGCGACGTAGCCCGGTAGAGGGTTGGTACTTTAGCTACAATAGCGAGCTAGCAGCCTACCACTTATCCAAGGTGCGTAGCCTCGTAGCTATCAACCCATTTTATTCAGAGCTAACCAACTACAAGAGCCAAACAGACTCTGTGCTTGGATTTGCGAAGGTAGGCCCAAACCAGACGCTAGACAAAGCCCCCAAGTTTCTCGTAAAGCCCGCCGGCCTCCTCGCCTTTAAGCGCGGTATCCACGCCAACCTTATCTATGTAGATGACCCGCTAAAAGACCCCGAGAATAAGCTGAAACCTACCGTCATTCGTAAGATCAACCGTATCGTCTCTACCGAGCTACTGCCTATGGTAAACAAAGGCGGTGAGTGCTACGTTGTCGGTACGCCACAGACAAACGATGACTTTTTCTTTGATAAGGGACTGAGCACACTGTTTGCCCAATGGTTTACGCCGGCCATCCTAGACTGGAAAGCAGAGAAGGTGCTATGGCCAGACTTTTATACATTTGATGACCTTATGAAAATTAGGGCCGCGCAGGGCGACAAGACATTTAACCAGGAGTACATGGCGCAGCCTGTCTACAACGAAGACAGCTATATCAATCGTGAAGCACTCGAGAGCGTAAGCACCGAGCTATGTTGGAAAAAGAAAGATTGGAATAAGGCACTAGCTGACGCTGTAGTCGTAGGCGGCTTTGACATAGGCAAGAAACGCCACCCAAGCCACCTAGCGCTATTCATCAAAAAGTACAGCGAGACAGAAGACGGCGACGAAATTATAAGCTACCGCCAAATATACTCATTCTGGATGGACGGCTGGCAATACGAGAAGCAGTACAAAGAGCTAAACCAGATATGCGAACTATTCAATGTCTCTAAACTGTACTATGATAATACTAGGGCTGAATTTGAGGGATTTGCTGAGCAGGGATTGCTAAACCCTGTTATGGAACCAGTGACATTAAACGCCAAGAACCAAACCAAGATGGCCGCTAACCTAGACATGCTCATAACCAACAACCGTATCAATCTGATCAATGAGCAAAGGCAGACGAGCCAACTCCTCATGGTAGACAACGCTTTGCAAGCGCTAGAGTCTCCAGAGGGACATGGTGACTCATTCTGGAGTATCTGTATGGGTATCTCTAATGAGGATGAGGGCGATATTTGGATTCGCTATTAACAATAATAGGATGATAAGCTAATGACCAATAACAAAGGATTATTGCAAAGGGTGTACGACGCAGTACTAAACCGGCAAGAGAAGCCGGCGGAATCACGCGCCAACTACCTGAGCGATGACGGCGGAGTATATTCATACAACGCTGGTATGCCATCATTCCAAGGTGGCAAAATAAAAGAGTACAAAGACAAAGCAAGCCAAGTCACAGCCAACAAAGGCTGGGTTTTTGCTGCTAACGACTTTATCGCTGAAGCTTTCAGTGGTGTTGAGTTTCAGCTTGTAAAGACAGATAGGAACGGTAACCGTAACACGATTACCGAGCACCCTATACTCTCTTTGCTACAGAGCCCAACAGACAGCCAGCATGGTATGCAGATGCTGTACCTCCATGCTAGCTACCTAAACATCAACGGCGAGAGCTACATTGTGCCTACTGGTGAAAACACTGAGATGCGAGGCTTACCAGCAGCGCTTACTGTGTTGCCTGCTCATCTTGTAGAGTACAAGGTAAACAAAGACACCGGCGATGAGATTATGCGTTATGGTGACTACTACTGGATGAATACAGACACAGAGCGCCAATTTTACCGCGACTACCGGCCAAACCCGGCTAGCCCACGTAATGGTATGTCGGTTATTCAAGCCGCAGCTGGCGCAGTAGACACTGACGATAAGGCTGTAGACTACAACCAGCGCTTTTTTGCTAACAGCGCACGGCCTAGTATGATCATTGAGTCTGAAAAGCAGATGACAGACGTGGCATTTAGGCGGCTAAAACAGCAGCTTATCGAGTTTTACAGTGGTGGGCAAAACGCTTATGTACCAATGATCCTTGGTGGCGGCGCATCTGCTAAGCAATTCGTTTTGACACAACGCGATATGGATTTTCTAGAAGGCCGAAAGTTGAGCCGTGACGAGATACTGGCAATGTTTCGTGTATCTCCAGCGCTGCTTGGTATGATCACGTCGGCTAACAGGGCTAATATGGAAGCGGCAGAGTATCACTTTGCCAAGTATACATTGCTGCCACGTGTCCGTGCTTTCTGTAACTTTATTAATAAGTACGTGATTGATCCGTTCGATCCATCGCTAGAGCTTACCTTTGTAGACTTTATACCGAGTGATTCGAGCGTAGAAGCTAGCGCCAATACGGCAGCTATCAATAACTGGATGACGGTTAACGAAGTGCGCAAGACATTAGACCTGCCGCCTATCGAGGGTGGTGACGTGCTATACCGTCCATCTGGCCGTGTAGAGATTGGCAAGAGCGAAGAAAGCGAGCCAGAGCCAAAGGCTGAAGACAAAGAGCCAGAAGCCGCAGAGAGCGACGAAGACAAAGAGCAGGGCAACAAAGAGCAAGACGACAAGAAACTAGCAGACGAGGCCAAGAAACGTGCCAGGCGAGAGCTAGCTATTATACTTAAGCGCGCAGCTAATCAAAAAAAAAAGAGGGTAGAGAAGCGAGCCGCTGATAGGTTCCAGCAAGGTGAAAAGCGGGTGGCTGATATGCAGCCAAGGCTAGATAAGTACGAGGCAAGCTTTAGGAAGGCCGCCCGTAAGCACTTTGAAGCGCAGCGCAAGGCTGTGATTGACGAGCTAAACGAAGTGAAGGACGGCAACCGCAGCTTGGCGAAGCGTGACATTGACCCTGTCTACAAGCAGCTAGCGCTCATTATGAGCGATGAGCAGTGGGACATTAACTTGCAAGATGCGCTTATACCGCTATACACCACGCTCATGAAAGAGCAAATCAAGGACGCCTGGGCACAGCTGCCGAACTTTAAACCACCTAAAGACGTGCCGGCCGTCTCTGAGTTTGTGAAGCAGCGCGCACGCAAGATCGCTGTGGACATTAACGACGAGAGCCAGAAGCAAATACTGCTGACGTTAGCAGAGGGTATCGACAAGGGCGAGAGCCGTAACGAATTGCGTGCCCGTGTCGAGAACATATTTGGCGACATGAGCAGCAAGCGGGCAGACCGCATTGCGCGCACAGAGAGCGTACGAGCGGCCAGCCAGGCTGATATTTACGGGTGGGATGATTCAGACATTGTGACTGGCAAGGAATGGCACACCAAGCTAGGTGACGCCTGCCCATTCTGCCAAAGCCTAAATGGCAAGATCGTGGAGCTAAATAAACCGTTTGTTGAGCTAGGCGACAGGCTGGAGGTGACGACAACCAGCAAAGCAGGCAACCCTGTAACACACACGCTGAAGGTAGACTACGAGCCTATGGTAGGCCCGCCAAGCCACCCTAACTGCCGTTGTGTACTCTTGCCAGTAATAGTTGACCAGTAATAGAATAAAGCTAGGAGATAAACCATGAACATTATTTTACGTAACAGCGTACCCCAATCAGTAGATGAAGATAACCACACCGTGCGTATCCGGTTTACTGATGAGTCTGTAGATAGCTACGGTACTAGCCTGAAGTTTGACGGCTGGGACTTTAAGCGCTTTATGGACAACCCAACTGTGCAGCTGGATCATTACAGCGATGCAGCAAGCAATATCGGCCGTGTCTTGGAGATTATTCCAGTGCCTGACGAGCGAGCTTACGATGCTATTGTGCAGTTCGACGTAGACGACATGAGCGAGTATGGCGGTAACTGGGCCTGGGGTAAGGTGTCCCGTGGCTTTCTCCGTACGTGGAGTGTCGGGTTTGAAAACCTGGTAAACGAAGGGCTTGAGTACCTGAAGAACCAGCTGTTTGAGATTAGCCTGGTTGGCATACCGTCCAACACAGGGGCTACCACTCGTGCATTAAATGATGGTAGTATATCTGAAGAGGAGGCAAGGGGCTTGATGAAACGCTACTACAGCGAAGCACGCAAGCTTGAGGCAGCCCTCGACAATACAACAGCTAAACCAAAAGGGGCACGTATGAACAAAGAGGAACTACAAGCGGTAATAGCAGAAGCTATGAAACCATTCCAAGAGCAGCTAGCAGCTTTAGAAGAAAAGCTAGCCACCGAAGTTGCACCAAAAGCAGAAGCCAAGACCGAAGAGGATACGCCAGCTGAAGCTGAGCCGAAAGCCCCGGCAGAAGCTACCGAAGATAAAGCGGCCACAGAGGACGCCAGCACAGAGGTAGACGAAACCGAGACGATCAGCGACGAAGAGGCCGAGCGCATCATTGCAGAGTTTGAAAAGGAATTGGCCGAAGATGAAGGTGATGAGTCATTAGGTTATTAAAGTAACGATAACAAAGGATACAAAGTAAATATGCCTTACACAAAGGAACAATTGGCCGCAGAGATTGAGAAGCGCCAAGCAGAGGCTCGCAAGCAGGCTGAGGCACGTGCTGCCCGACACGCCAAGATGGCCGAGCACAACAAAGAAATGAGCGAGAGCGATCGAGGCCGCGCACAGACCCGTGCATGGTTCGACGCTGTCCGGACTGGTAACACGCAGGAACTACGCCGCATCGACAGCGAAGTTGCTCGCGAGTACGCCGACATTGACATTGAGGTACGTCGCATGGGCCACCGTGCTGACAGCCAGAACGTCACCACGCAGGCTGACGGTGGTTACCTCGTGCCTACCGTTATTGAGAAGGCTATCGTTGAGAAGATGGTGGACGTTGCACCTATTCGGCAGTTTGCTACCGTTATTAGCAACGCACCTGCTAACCTCCGTGTGCCTGGCCAAGTTAGCCGGCCACAGGTTGCCTGGACAAACGAAGAGGCTGCCTACAATAAGACAAAGGCAACCTTCTCTGGGTTCGACATTGTCGCTAAAAAGCTTACCGGTATTGTGCCTCTTACTGAAGAGTTTCAGCAGGACGCAGCTGCCTTTAGCGTTGTTGAACAGCTTTTGACCAAGCAGCTCGCTGAAGAGATTGCCTACCAGGAGAATATCGCTTTCTTGGCTGGTGACGGCACGACCAAGCCACGTGGTATTCGTACCCGCAAGACTGCTTTGCCAGCAAGCCAAAAGATCAACATGGGTGCTAACCTTGCAGCGCTTAACTACGACGTTGTGAAGAAAGCTTACCGTGCTATGCCTCTTGGCTACCGCCGCAACGCTTTCTGGGTTGGTAACACTAACTTGGTTACGCAGCTTGACACTGTCAAGGATGGCCAGGGCCGCTACATCTACACCCAAGACGTGCGCGATGGCCTGCCATACGACAAGCTGCTTGGCCTGCCATTCGTAGAGGTTGACGCAACTGCTATGAACTTTGACGAGCTGTGGCTTGTAAACAAAAACTGTTTCTGGATCACCGACGTTGCTGGTATCCGCATTGACTTTGGCTTTGCGACTGGCGACTTTGAAAGTGGCCGTAACAGCCTCCGCGTGATGAAGCGAACAGGCGCAAGCCCGCTGATCACTGACGGGTTCGTCATGGCTAGCGTGAATGGTGCTTAATTAAAAGAAAGGACACACTAAATGGCACACATCGTATTTACTGAATGTTTGGACGTTTACGTACCAGGTGACCACCTGTACCACGTAACCCAAAAGAAACTCGACTACCTGGACATGCTGACAAAGGTATACTTTGACGGCGAGCCACGGTACAAGATCGTCGAGACTCACGAGCAAGAGGAAGCCCGCGAACAGGCTGCCTACATTGCCGAGAACAAAGACGCTTGGCAGGTCGAGAAAGACGCGCTGATTGCCCGCTACAAGGCTGGCGACCAGTACGCCGCTCGCGAGTGGGAGCTGTCCGCATTTGCTGATGAGCCAGAGTTTCCATACGAGAAGGTACTCACCGAGATGGAAGCAGAGGAGAAGGCAAAGGCAGAAGCTGGAGCTGGTAAAGACGAGCAGCCACCTGCTGAGGGTGCTGGCAAGGACAAGAAATAGCCAACAGGCTGTGACTTGCGAAGGGGATGGCCTGGAGGCTGTCCCCTTTTCTGTTTATAGGAGATAATAAAGCTATGGCTATAGTTACATTAGACGAAATAAAGAAACAGCTGGGTATCACCGGCAACGATAGAGACGCTGAGCTACAAATGTACATCGACATGCTGCCACAGTGGCTGTATGACATTACAGGCGTGTGGTTCGGCTCACTAAAGACAGAGACAGAGATACAGGATTACAGACCTGTGGTGTTTCTGGACAACGTGTACATCAAAGAGGTGTCAAAGATAAAGCAAGGTAGGATTACCGACGAGACTACAGAGGACAGCCTGAGCGAGGTACACGGCTACAGTGTAGACAGCAAGACCGGCCGTATCACGTTGTCTACAACAGGCTACAAAGACCAATACGAGCGCACAGACTACGACCAACTCCACATTACTTACACGTATGGACTCGTAGACGTACCAGCAGCCGTGAAGATGGCCGCTATCCTTATGGTGCGGGGCATGGCTAATGAGATTAGCAGTGGCGGCACTACAGTTACGTCTGAGCGTGTAGGCAACTACCAGAAGACCTACAGTGTATCAAAGAAAGAGCAAACGCTATTAGCGCCGTTTGTGAGGATGCTCGTATGATTAGCGCCAACATGCTACGTCATACCGTGACCGTCAAGCGCCTTATGAAGACGCAGGGGATGGTGCAGAAGACGCAGGCCGTTATGAGCGGTGTGCCTTGCACAATCTTGCCTATGAGCCGTGAGAACAGTGTGGCGTACAACATCAGTGCCTACAAAGCGTTTGATATGTACGCCAACACCGACAAGATCAAGGTAAATGACACCGTGACTGACCAATCAGGGCGCAACTACGCCGTCAAAGCGCTAAACCCGTACGAAAACTTTGATAACGTAACACACTCACATTATGTGCTGGAGCTTGCCGCGTAATGGCCACCTACATCAAGGTTGATACTGGTAACGTACCGCAGCTAGGCCGTAGATGGCGCGGAGAGGCCTCTGGAGCCGTCCAACGCATCTTGGCCAATGGTTCGGTAATAGTGCAGCGATCGATGCGTAAAAACGCCCCTGTGGGCGTTACACAGCGTCTGGCGGGTAATATCCAGCGCACGATTGGTAATGGTGAGGCGAAGATTACGCCATTGAGTAAGTACGCGCCGGTTATCGAGAAGGGCCGCAAGCCAGGCAGCCGTATACCACCGTGGAAAAATGAAGACTTTCAACGGTGGGTGCGGGCCAAGCTAGGCAATGTGTCGCCATTCGTTGTGGCCCGCTCGATTGCTCGTAAGGGTACGCAGCCGCAGCCATTTATCGAGAAGACGTACAAAGAGACCGAGCCACAGATACAAGAGTACGCAGCACGGGCTATAGCAAACGTAATAAGTAAGTTGGAGGCGTAACATGCAAAATAAGATCAGCAACAAACTAGTAGAGGTAGTAAGGGCCATCCGCGACGAAGACGGCAACCCTGTGTTTGCTGAGGTTGTAGACTACGACGATGGAGTCAATAAGTACCAGGGCTACCCTGCTGTGATGATCGTGCCAGACGACGCACCAGCCGAGCTTGGGCAAAACACTGAAGTACACCGCCGTGAGGGCTTTAACGTCATTGCTATCATTCCTATGAATGAAGACGAGAGCAAGCGCGCAGAGGACTTTAAGAACATGCGCATACTGTCTGGGCTTATTCGTGACGCTATAGACGACACGGTAGACCTAGACGGGCTACGGCACCGCGGCAAAGACCGTGTGCTAGGCGTTGTGCCAACGTCTGCCGGCTGGAGTGTGGCAACCGAGCCAGTGATGGCTTTAGTGGCTACTATCAATGTTATAGTGCGCTACGACCACTACACAGGTAACTAGTAAATTGTTTATAATCAGGTAGGAGTATGAGCATGAACAATAACCAATCACCAAAACGTACCTACTTTAACCCCGAGACCGGCAAGACCGTTGAGGCCACGTCGGCACAAGAGGCGGCTTTAAGGTTTGATAACATGATTAAAGAAACGTTTGACGATCAGGCTGAGCCAGTAGAGGCAGAGCCTGACACATCAGATGATAAAAGTAAAACGGAGGCCAACTAATGGCAAATATCGACTTTATCGGTCGGCGTATTAGCTATGGTATCGCCAAGGAAGCTACGCGTGGCACAGCAGCTGCTACCGCGGCTCACTGGATACCTCACTTGAGCGCTGACCTACAAGACAAGCACGAAAGTGCACTTAACAACAGCGCCATGGGCGTGATCGACCTAAACAACGATGCCATCGTTACGCAGATTTGGAGCGAGGGCAAGATTGAGGGTAAGATCCAGGTAGAAAGCTTTGGGCTTATTCTGCTTGCTGCCCTTGGGCAAGTTACCAGCGCTGCCGGTGCTAAAGCTGGTACGTTCAAGCATAACTTTACCCGCCTTAACAGCAACCTGTCGCCAAGCTTGACTATCTTTGAAAAGTCACCAGCTGCCGACCTTAAGTACGAGCTGTCGTGTCTTAAGAGCCTTGAAATTGACATTGTCACTGGTGAGTATGTGAAGTACACCGCTGACTTTATCGGTCGCCGCGGCACGCCTGCTACAAGCACCGTCACGTTTGTGGAGTCTGAGGCTGAGTTTACCAGCAAGTACTGCCAGCTGAAGATGGCCGCCAACAAAGCCGGCCTTGCAGCAGCACCACGTGTATCGATCAAGAGCGCAAAGGTGAAGATTGAGCGCAACACTGAGGCCTATTACGAGGCTGGTAGTGTCACGCCTGCTGAGATTCACAACAAAGCATTTGACGTAATGTTTGAGTGCGAGCGGCGCTACAGTGACAACACACTTAAGGACGCATCGCTAAAAAACACCAAATACGCCCTCGAGCTTTCAATGGTAAACACTGATGACAAGATCGGTACAGCCAAGGATGAAAATCCATCGCTTAAGTTTACCTTGCCTGCTGTCGTTATCTCTGAGTGGGAGCGCGACCAAGGGCTCGATGACGTTGTTATGGAGAAGTTTACCGTGCAAGGCCTCTTCTCTGCTGCTAACGGCACGCAGATTGAGGCAGAGCTGGTGAACAGCACCGCAAGTTACTAATAAATCAAATAAGGAAAGGACACCAACCAATATGGGCCGTTTATCACAACAATTTGCAACCAAAGTAAGTCTAGCCATGTTAGCCGACAAGTACGGCAAGCTATGGAAAGACGCTTACGTAGAGATTGCACCACTAACCATGAAGCAGCTGCCAGAGCTACGCAACTTCCAGGGCGAAGCTAGCGCAGACGGCGAGCTAACCGATGACCAGACAGCACAGTTGCTGCCTATGGTTAAAAAGGGTTTTGTGGGTGGCAAGATTGTCTTTAACGGTGAGCTGGTAGACGCAGAAGCTGATGACCTGGACGATTTGCCAGTGTCCGCAGCATCGCAAGTGATTGTGGCAGCGGTTGGTGCTACTGACCCAAAATAGTTAGCGACTTGGAGCGCGTCATTTACTACGATAGGCCGGCGAAGGAAGCAGCCACATTGGACTTGCTAACTCGCCGGCGTTATCGTAAAGAGTTTGGGCTAACAGCCCAAGAGATGGACGACGAGCCGGTCGCAGAGGTTAATTACATGATGAAGATATTCTACCTTGAAGACAAGCGGAGCGAGTACGAGAATAAAAAGGCAATGCGCCAGAATAGCAGCGTAAACAACCATGGCTAATACTATACAGATCATTATCAAGGCACGAGACCAAGCCACCCAAGAGATGGATAGGGTTAGTGCTGCCTCCGGGAAGCTTAAAAAGCACCTAGAGCCCGTCGGTTCGGCTATGAAGCTTGTGGGCGCTGGTGCATTGGCTGCCGGTGTAGCCTCTGTGAAGATGGCCGGCGACTACGAGCAAGGCTTGAACATATTCAAATCAGTATCTGGTGCTACAGCGCAGCAGATGGCCATGGTGGCCGCTAAAGCGCGTGAGTTGGGCCAAGACGCATCTTTGCCGGGCGTGAGCGCTAGAGACGCCGCAAACGCTATGACAGAGCTATCAAAGGCTGGCTTGTCTGTGAATGATACACTAGCCGCATCAAAGGGGGTTATGTCGCTTGCTAAAGCGGGCCAGATCGACGTGGCAGATGCTGCTACTATTGCAGCCCAAGCATTGAACGCTTTCAAATTGAAAGGAAGCGACGCCGGCAAGGTTGCTGACGTTCTCGCTAACGGTGCTAACGCCTCCGCTACAGATATTCGTGGCCTCTCTCTAGGCCTCCAGCAGTCCGCTGCTGTTGCTAGCCAGTTTGGTGTGTCATTAGAAGACACAGTAACCACACTTGGCCTATTCGCTAACCGTGGTATGCAAGGTTCTGATGCAGGTACATCGCTTAAGACTATGCTTATTAGCTTGGCTAACCCGAGCAAAAAGGCCGCGAACCTTATGCATGAGCTTGGCATTAACGCCTACGACGCTAGCGGTAAGTTCGTTGGTATGCGGCAACTCGCCCAAAACCTCCAAAACGGGCTTAAAGGCCTATCTGAAGAGCAGAAGCAGCAAGCATTGGCTACTATCTTTGGTACTGACGCCTTCCGTGCGGCTGCCTTCCTGGCTGATTCGGCTGGTAAATCATACGACGACATGTCAAAGGCTGTGGGCCGTTCTGGTGCTGCTATGGACTTGGCAAAGGCACAGAATAGCGGCTTTAATGGTGCGCTGGACAATTTGAGGAGTACGCTCGAGACTGTTGGTACTGATATTGGTATGAAGCTGTTACCTCCTCTTACAAAGATAATTAAAGAGCTTGCAAACTCTGGCGTCATCGAGGCATTTGGCGCGGCCCTTACAGCGCTTACGCCTATTATCTCTTATGTTGCCTCCATGTTTGTAGCATTGAAGCTTGCGACTGTCGCAAAGTGGATCGGCGGCTTGATCACAAGAGTAAGGGAGGCCGGCGGAGCTTTCCAGTTCTTGGCTGGTGTCGTTAGAAATAACCCAATCGGGCTTATCATAACTGCGCTTGGCTTTATTATTCCACTACTCATCGACCTTGAGCAGCGTTTCCACATCTTTAGTAACGCTGTTGAGTGGATCAAGAACGCCTGGAATGGCATGGTTGAGTGGTTTACTGGCATCTTTAACGGTATAGGCCAAGCCTTGAGCAACGTATGGCAGGCTATCACTACAGCCTTTAACAACGTGACTGCTTTCTTGCAAAACTGGGGCCCGACCATACTTGCCATCATGTTTTGGCCGTTCTCACTGCTTATCGGGCTTGTGATCACGTTTAAAGACCAGATCATGGCCGTGCTAAACGCTTTGTGGAGCGGTATATCTGCTGGGTTCCAAGCTGTTACGGGCTTTATCCAAGCTGTTTTCCAAACCGCGTCTGCTGTCGTTATGGCTGTGTGGTCGCCTATCGCTGGCTTTTTCGGCGGTGTCTGGGCGCAGATCCGGGGTATCTTCTCTGGCGTCGGTAATTTCTTTGGTGCTGTGTTCGGCTGGGCGGCTAATGCAGCGTCTGGTGCGCTAAACAGTATCATTGGCGTAGCTAGTGGCGTGTACAACGCTATTGCGAGCTTTTTCCGACCAATCGGTACTGTAGCTGGCAATATGATAGGCGGTACTATCCGCGGTGTCGTCAACGGCATCATTGGCATGGTACAGAACGGCCTTAACAGCTTTATCAGTATGATCAACGGTGCGGCCGGCATCATCAACAAAATACCTGGCGTGCACATTCCTGGTATACCTCACATTGGCTTGCCTCGCCTTGCCTTTGGTGCGAAAAACTACGCCGGTGGTGTCACTTTGGTTGGTGAGCGTGGCCCTGAGCTTGTGAATTTGCCAAAGGGTGCTGATGTGTACACTGCTACACAAACCGCGAACGCCTTCCGGAATAGCCGAGGCGGTGGCGGCGGTGTTACAATACAACACATGGAAGTACACAACGACGTTGATGCGCACAATGTAATCGAGCAAATCGGCTGGAGGTTAGCACGGGGATGATCATTAAACTAAACAACTTTGTAATAAACGACCGGGAGAGCAGGTTTTACCTAGACACAGTAAAGGGTTTTGCTATTCCCGAGATTCGTACGAGTAGCGCCGTCTTAACTGAGAGAGACGGCGGCTACGTCGCCTCACAGTTCTACGGCATGCGCAAAGTGTCTATACAAGGGCGCATATTTGGTGAAGACGAAGCGGAGCTAGAAGAGAAGCGCAAAGAGATTATGGCGGCCGTGCGGCAAAGATCAATCGCCATTGAGCTGATCACTAACGCTGGTAACTCGTACTTGGTAAATGGCCATCTGACCGATTCCGAGATGGACTTTGACCGTCTTATCAATAGTTCTGACTTTCGCTTTGAGTTTCTGTGTCCTGATCCGGTTATTTACGACAATACAGACGGTACAGCACTGTCTATCCAAGTTGGCAAGCAGCGTGGCGGTGGTTATATATTCCCATATGTACTACCTGTTGAGTGGCAATCTGGTAGCGGTGAGGTTACGGCACGTAACAACGGTAACACTCCAGTAAAGCCTGTGATCAAGTTTAAGGGTAGTATGACCGACCCAACACTGATTAACGTGACTACCGGCAAGCTCGTGCAGTTGTCCGGCTTTAGCGCGCCTGAAGGCAGTGAGGTTGTCATTGATACACGGACACGCAGCGTATTACTTAACGGCGGCAACATCTTTGACAAACTGAGCGACCAAAGCACGTTCTTTAGCTTGCAGCCTGGCGATAACGTATTTAGGCTTGAGAGCGCAAGCGGTGCTGACACAGTAGTAGCTATCGTTGAGTGGCGTAACGGCTTTATGGGGGTATAGCATGGACTTTAAGCATGGCAGCGATTACGCATTTGAGCTATGGCACAAGAATGGACAGAAGCTCGCAGACATTACCCACCTCTGTAAAAACCGGCGCTACTCTACCGAGCGCAACGAAGCTGACACTATCGAGTTTATGGTAGACCTACACGAGTTTGAGCGATATTGTGCTGGCATCGGTACGCCTCCACAGTCATTACTTTACCCGCTACAGACAGACGTGCGGGTAAAGCGCAACGGTGTATATATCGTAGGCGGCCAAGTTACGTCTACCACTATCAAGATCGACCAAGAGGCCGACATTGAAGTGCGCGTGACCGGCTACCTTAACATGCTTAAAGACCGCCTGGTAACCAATGAGTACCGCCAGACAGACGCCGCAGAGATTGCGCTTGACCTTGTGCGTCGTATCCAGAGCGATAGCGCTGGCGATATGGGTATTGAAGTACCACACGACGGCCAATACATGACTGGCAAGCTACGTGACCGCACATACAAGCGTGCTGACGTTAAAGATAAGATACTAAAGCTTACCAATCTTATTGATGGTAACTTTGACGTAAGAGTTACCCCCGACAAAAAGTTTTATACACTACCTACGTTTGGCTCACCACGTACTGACATTGAGTTTGTCGTAGGTGGCCCTGAAGGTAACGTAAAGAGTGCCACCATCGAACGTTCAGCCACCAGCGTATACAACAAAATCTGGGGGCTTGGTTCTGGGTTTGGTGACGATCAAATCGTATCAGTGCAGAGCGACCCGTTGAGTATTAACGCTTACTACACCCGCGAAAAGGTGGTGACATTTAACAGCGTTAAAGAGCAGAGCACCCTAAATCAAAACACCGCCGCAGCTGTAGCCAAGTACTCTACCATGCTTGAGATTCCCAAGATCACTGTAACCGGTCGCGAGTTTGATACAAACTACATCAGAGTTGGTAACTACATACCTGTGCGCACAAGCGGCCACAGTATGATTGAGGGGCTTAATAAGGTGTACCAAGTGCAGAAGATCGAGGTGCACCTGGATGACAACGGTTTTGAAGAGCAGATAGAAGTGTACCTAGACGACTTTACAGTACCACAGATTCAAGAGGATCAAGACGATGACTAGGCTCGATCGTCTATCTGAAAACACTCTATACGAGGAGTTGAGACAACTCCAGATTGATTTTAGGGAGCTTAAGTACACACAACCAACCTCTGGTAAGAGCGGTGTGCGCACATATGAGAGCGAGACAGGCCGTACATGGGACTACGACGGCACAATACCCAACGGCTCACGAGAGATTACGGTAACGTTTACTGGCAACGGCTCACAAACACAGCCCATCGTAAACGGCTACATGTTTATGTACGTGGGTATGATAAACCAGGACGCGTGGAGCTTTCCACAATACAGCTCGATACAGGGTGGCTTGTATTATGAGGACAGCGACGGTGCTGCCGTAACTGTGCGCAAGCTCATGGAGATTGACGAGTCACTAGCAGGTGACCCACTAAAGACACGATGGAAAACGCTCATACTAAACACTGGTAACATTTGCCGCCTCCGCTTAAAAGTGCGTGTGCGTGGCACGTGCGCCGGTTACATAGAGGTAAACGTAAAATGACAGTTGAGAGAATGAGCGAGCTGCCGGGCGAGAAGCTGGAGGCTTTATTGTCCGAGCTAGAGCGGGAGATGGCCGAGATTAAAGAGTCGCAGATAATCAGTGGTGACAACATGCGCTTTACTGAGAGCAGTACCAACGCCGTAGCTGACTGGCAAGGGCCGCTACCTAGAGGTGGGCAGTTTGGCAACGCTGGGGCTAAATTCCTACGCATAACGGCAACCGCCAAGCACAGCGAGGTGCTATTTGCTGACATTATATTTGAGGCGCGGTATCCTGACGGCACACTTGTATACGAGACAGACCAAAAGACAAAGCCGTTTGGCCAGTTCTTTAAGCGTATTGTACAGCCATTGCCGCTCGTGTCTAACCGCACAAACCAGGTAGAGTGGCTAGTTGGCGTGACCGGCACGGCTGGGCAAACCGTGAGTATGAAAGTATACATAGTAGCAAACGATAATGTAGAAGTAGGAGTGGTAGAGCATGTCTAGGCTAGATATGATGACAGCTAACCGCCTTTACCAGCGTATCAATGCCTTGCGGCGATTCCGCGACGAGATAAAGCTAGGGCAACAGGGCTTTGGTAGCGACAGTGTGCGCACAAGTATCGTGCAGAGTGGTAATAGGTGGGATGTTGATATGAGTGACGTGGGATTTAACGACCGAGTCATTGACGTTACATTTGTGCCCAAGGATGGCGACCGCGAAGAGCTACGCAGCCTCGTATACCGCCTTGTCGTCAAGTCTGAGACGCACGAAGCAGAAAGATCAGTAGATCATCATGTGCAGCGTTTACGCCCTGTAGACGGCACACAGCGCTGGCAGATCGTGTTAGACGGCAACAGGCGCAATAATGGCATATGGCGCGGTAAATTCTACCTATACGCTGCCGGTAGGGGCTCGCTGAAGATCAATATTTTGACTACAATATAAACTGAAAGGATTACACATAATGACAAGACTTGTATTTAACAGAGACGGAGGCAAGACCGACGAGTACGGCCACATGATTGGCTTTAGTTGGCATATCCAAGGTGATGTGCTTGGTGGCCTCGTAGTAACGCCTACCGACACCCCGGGCATGTCTGTGAAGGTAGACAGTGGTATTGCAGCCTTACCGCGTAACAGCGGCGGCAAGATGTACCGTATTTACTGTGGACTAGACGCGCCAGAGACTCTAGCTATACCAACCGCTAACACGAGCAACCCACGTATCGACACTGTGGTGCTTTACGTCGACATGAAGGTAACACCAACAACCGGTGTGACTAACAACAGTAACAACATGTGCAAGCTTATGGTTGTGCAGGGTGCGCCATCAAGCAACCCACAAGGCGCAAGCGAGAGCCAAATACAGTCTGCCGTTGGCGCTGGCAACCCATTTATTGGGCTATCCAAGGTGCGTGTGGACGCTGGAGTTACGCAGATTACCTTTAATAGGTGTGTCGACATTAGAGACTTTGCATCACCTGGCTTTGTTGACGGCCGTTTCATGAAAGATAAATCAATCAACTTTAAGGGCTACGGTGATAGTAGTATCGGCCGGAACGCTATAGACTGGACACAGTTCAATGAAAACAAGTATTCCACAAGCGAAATTAACACCAACAAAACCTTTATCGACGGCAAGCCAATCTACCGCAAAGTGTTTAGATTTAATACAACTGGAAATGGCCAAGAAAACGGTTTTGCCGACGGTACATTTGCTATGGTGGATAGCCTCATTAATTTTGATGCTGTCCTTAACATGGCTAATGGTGAGCGCTATCCGAACGGTTACACCAACCCGGCAGCCCCGAACTTGCAGTACTTCCAAGCAAAACTCGCAGTCTATAACGGTGTGCAACAACTCCGTTACAACACCCGGTCGGATGGCACAGCCCTAGTGATCATGGAGTACACCAAGCGATGAGCGAACTACAACCAATGAATAAGTACGAGGTTAAAGAGGCTATAGACGACGCCATACAGAAGCACGAGGCGCGCAAAGAGGGCAGCTTTGTGCCTATCTACGCGCTTGACCTGTACAAAAAGGATATTGAGGCGCAGATACGCGAGCTAGACGGCGAGATTAAAGACTTGAAAGCCGACGCAGCAGACGCAAGAGACCGCAACCGTTGGCTGTTTCGTCTCGTAGTCGGCGCTGTGATCACCTCATTTATTCCTATCGCTATTGCATTGCTGAGTAGGGGGAGTGGGGGGTTGCTACGATGAGCAAGGTACGACACGCCGTAGAGTGGTTGAAGAGGGACAAGCTACTTAAAACGCTATCGGTGGCTATGATATTTAGCCTAGCATTTAGTGGCTACACTCTTTTTAAGAGCCTTACACTCCAGCCTGGCCAATCTGTCACTATAAGCGGTGGTGCGAAGGTAGAAAAGCCAGTAACTAGCATCACTAATGCCCAAGTAGATAAAAACGGCAATCTAGTCGTCTACTACTCCGACGGCGAAGCTCGCAATGTCGGTTCGGTTATCGGAACGTCTGGTAAAGACGGGGCAGACGGTAGAGCACCAACCGCTACAGAAATTGCTGTGGCGGTTAAAGCCTACTGTATTACCAATCAGTGTTCAGAGTCGCCCACTAGCGCACAAGTGTCCGCTGCTGTAGCATCATATTGTGCAAGCGGGAACTGTAAGGGGAGTGATGGTAAAAACGCATCTGATGAGCAGGTAGCAGCAGCCGTGGCGCGGTACTGTGCGAACGGTAAGTGTAAAGGTGAGACTGGAGCTACCGGAGCGACTGGCGCAGCAGGCTTGAGCGGACTAAACGGGGCGAACGGCGCAGATGGCCAAAGCCCCATGTTAGCTTGTGTGGATGTTAAAGATAACTCTGGCAATCAAACGTCATGGATTGCCTGGAAATATCCAAGCGAGCAAAACAGCGCGTACAGGCGTTTATACAAAATCGACCACCAACCTAATTGCATAACAATTTAATCAAATGGAGGTTTGCAATGGAATTTGCAAAACAACTACTTAACAAACACACTAAACTTGGCCGCGCAGTTCGTACTGGCCTACAGGTTGTACTCGCTGTATTGACCGCAGCACTTGGCTTGCTGGCTGTACCAGGGCTTGAGAAGCAACTTTTTGACCTTGGTTTTCTACCAAGCATGGGCCTGTTTGCTACTTGGAGCGGTGCAATTAGCTACGCTTGGAACGCAGCAGAGGGCCTGTACAAAGCTTTTTACGCCGACGACGAGAGCACGGAGGCTAAATAATGGCAGTAGATGCAAACGCACAAGACTGGGCAAGCAAGCGTATCGGCATCTTTTTCCCCGCTGGGCTGTCTGACAACACCGAAGGTGTGCTAACTGGGCAGTGTGTTAGCCTTATCAAGTGGTTTTTGGCTGAAATGTGCGAGAACGTACCACGGCCATTTGCCGCTCGTGGTGACGCTAAGGACTTTGGCAACACTCTTGTAGCACAGGGTATCGCTGATCGTGTCGGTGACCTGAAGCGTGGCGATATTATCGTCTGGCCATATGACGGTGGCGGCTACGGCCACATTGGCGTCTACATGGGCGATGGCACTGTGTTTGAGGAGAACGTAAGTGCTAGCGGCCAACGTACCGCTGATTACGGTGTAGGCACTGTCTACAGCGCTAATGTCTCGCCAATCGACGCACCGTGGCGCATTGGTGGCTACAACATTTACCGTGTCCGTAGCTACGTTGAAAACATCGTACGCACCCGTGACCGCAGCGATGAGGTAAACTACCTTAATGGTTTATACCACAGAGTACTTGGCCGTGACGTAGACGAAGGCGCAAAGAGCCACTACCTAAAGCAAATTGACGCTGGCTGGAACTGGCAGCAGATCGAAGAGGACTTGGCCAACTCACAAGAGGGCCGCATTGTGCGCCAACGCCGAGAAGAGGAGGCCGAGGCCGGCCGCAAAGCTATCCAGAGCCAAATCGATGAGATTAACCGCATCTACCAGCGCGTATTAGGCCGTGAGGCGGACGAGGAAGGCTTAAAGCACTACCGAGGGCAGATTGCCCAAGGTTGGGACTACGGCGCAATTGAGCGCGATTTGCTGGCCTCTGAGGAGTACAGACAGCGCCAGGAGGCTGTGACCCGAGCGGCCCACGAGGCAGAAGCCCGTGCGGAAGCAGAAGCGAAAGCCAAAGCCGCAGAAGAGGCAAAGGCCGCAGAAGCTGAGCGCCAAAACCGTGCCGCTATTCCTGAGCCTGAAACGCCAGAGATTCCAGCCGAGCCAGAAACTAAAGAGGACGACAAAGCAGATGAAGACCACAAGATGCTTGTATCGATCCATAGTATGGTGCAATGGCTTGTAAACGCCATCCGTTCTATATTCCATATTAAGTAGTTGTGTATATCACACTGCCATTGGTAAAATAGAGGTACGACGTTTGAGTTATTCGCCCCCCTATGGGTACGTCGCAGCCCTGGTTGTCTCGTCCTTTCTCCAACCAGGCAACATGCCCCGCCGTTTTGTTGTGTTTCCGGCGGGGCTTTCTATTGATTTGAAATAATCATGTGCTATAATTGAGCTAGTGGAGGGTTTCGGCCTTCCAAGTACCTTGGTTTCCACAACCACTTTACCCTCTTTTCACCCCTGCTGATGTAGAAGACAGCAGGGGTTTCCCATTCCTAGGCCCTGATAACAGTAAAATGTTCTTCTGTGTCCACGTATACCGTGGCTTTATTTATATGGTGCTCGTCCATTTCGGCCTCTATTTGTTTGGCGGCATCGCTATAGTCGTACATATCGACAATCTCGCCATCCGACTTAAAATAAAGCACACCGTCTTTATCTTCTACGTGTGCATAGTGCATAAAACGCGACGTATACAGCACACCATAGCGTATTTGTTCTTTGATAGTCAAAGCTATATGTCCTTTCTGTTTACCTTTATGTTTCTATAGTACGCTAGCGTCGTGCATAATGCAATAGAAAAAAGCCGACATTATTGCCGGCTTTGTTCATTACCTGTGGAAAACTACAAGTATGCTTTTACGAGCAGGTATGTAGCGATAGCCATAACGATAACACAAACAGCGCTACCGATAGCCTCGCCCTTTGTTTCTGCCTGTAGAATTTTAAATGTATAGCCTACACCGGCCAATATTGAGCACAGAAGGTAAAACCATACAAACAGTTTTACAAAATCGATTGTGATCGTCATTATATTTTCTCCGTGTAGTTGCCGTGATGGGCTTTATTGTTTGTGTAGCCAAGCGCCGCAAGGACGTGCCGGCCAAGGTAGTGTAAGTACCGTACAGCGCCGTCTGACGCCTCTTGGCTCGTCTCGTAAGGCCGTGCGGAGTGCGAAAGCTCCAGTGACCCATCATACACCACCCAGCCCCATTTACCGTCTTTAAACTGCTTTATTTGGACGTTTATATTACTTTGTGGCGGTTTAACGTTGGCAGCGGAGAGTGGGTTGGTATACATACTTAATACCCGCTTTGCCATGTCCGCACATTGTCTGTTGTCTACCATTCTTAAAACTCCGGTATGTTGTCAAAGTCAACTGGCCCATCAAATTCATCTGGCGTCGGTTGCTCTGGCTTTTTATCAATTGATGCTAGAAGTTGCTCGAGTGTAGCATTTTCGATTCGGTTTGCTACCTCTTTTAGCTTGACCACAGTTACTTTGCTTGGGTCGAGTGTAGCACCCTTGCCGCCGATAGCAGCACCAAGGATGGCTTTGCGGTCTTCGTCGCTCGTCACACCCTTTGCGGCGAGCCGCTTGCTTACCGCTACAATCTGGCGCACGCTAGCCATCGCCGGCTTTTGCTGCTTTGCCGCAACCTCTGGTGTTTGGCTGTCCGGGTCTTCGTCTCCCTTACTACTAATGTTAAATTGGCGCATCAAGTAGTACTTAACTGCTGCCGTTGCTGCCTTATTGGTAGCCTTGTCGCCATAGTCTGCTGCCTCGCCTTGCCACTTAACGACAAAACGATCATCTGGCTTGTCGGCGTTTACCACTGTAAATTCAAAGTGACATACAGTGCTCACGCCAGAACTTCCCCGGCTGGTCGTGATAGCGCTACGCTCCTGCTCGACCATGCTTGGAATAAGCACGACGCCATACTTGCTGAAAAGCTCACGGAACTTGCCCGCGATGGTTTCGTACTCGATATATTTGTACTTTTGTTGTTGGTTGTTGCCGTCTTTAGCAATAACCCCAATCTCGCCAGTTATCTTGGCAAGCTTTTGGTAAAGGTTTAGCTGTTGTGTTTCAGCCATATCTTGTCCTTTCGTTTTATATTACGTTTCTATTGTATATCAACGTCGTGCATAAGTCAAGCAAAATGGCTGGTTTTATTCAGCCATTTGCTCGATCCACTCAGGTAGCGGCTCGTCTTTGTGCCACCGCTTCCATGCTGCAATCGTCGCCTTTTTTGTGTTCATTTTGTATCGTTTTTGTGATTGTTTTGATTTTTCTGCTATTTTTTTGTAGTAGTTAGGGTCGCTATCTAGCAGCTTTTTGGCTCGCTTTTGCCCTGGTGTCATTAAAACACCTCCTCATTATTGTTAGTGTCTATTTTGTAGTTTTCAAATACCATCTCATACTCTTGCACCAGTTCAAACCTATGCTTGGTATGTATACCCCCTGACAGATATTTATCAACAATGCCGGCCGCCTCGTCATAGCCACAAGCGAACGTAGCGTAGTAGCCGCGCTTTAGCAGCTCCAGCAGCATAGCCGCCTGCTCTTCGTAGTGTCTGTTTGCCCAGTCGCCAGCCTTACGCACCTTATAGTCGCCATCTCGCACCTTGCTACCCGTCCTACGGGCGTACAAATGCACATCCTCGCGCTTTAGCTCGATGAGGAGGCCGTGTAGCCCGTTTACAGGCTCTAGTATCGTTAAGTCTGGATAACCACGCCCACTCTGTAGCCGTTTGTTCTGTGCAGACTGGCCTATAGTCATCTTAAGGCCAGCCGCATAGTCTGTGTGAAATACTGCAAACGGCCACTTAATCTTTATGTGGTCTGCTACTCGTGCGTGTATGCTCGCCTCTGCTTTTGCGCTTTTTTGCCTTCTCTGCATAGCTCTCCATTTCTTCTAGAATATATCTAGGCTTAAGGTTACTTGGCAATTTTTTCCAGTTCAGTGACTACTTGATACGCTTTTTGAATAGTCGTAGATGCATTACTGTACCTCCAGCTTAAACACACTTGTGTAGTTCTCTACGTACTTGGCGTCGTTCAGCTCTTTAATCTCTTCATCGCTTAATACACCTGACTCTTTAAGCTCTTTTACGAGCTTGTCCGCCGCTTTCACGTCAACCACACTGATAGAGTCCATGGCGTCCTCGTCAAGGTACTTTTTGAGCGTAGGCTTGTGGTATACATACTTGCTAGCTCGACTAGAGAACTTAAACGTGTAGCCATTGCCGGCGTCCAACTCCTCCTCGTCACCCATCCGCACCAGCATATCCTCTTTGATGTGCTGCTTCATTCGCCGCGCCATCGCCTCCATCTGCGTGAGGTAGTCATACGCGATGGCAGCAGCCTCTGGCGTGCTAGCGTCTAGTTCGCACAACTCACCGGTTGCTTTGTTTACGTCTTGGATCATTTATAGCCTCCCCAATTCGTCTAGTATTTTATCTTTGAATGTTTCAACGGCAGCATACACAAGCGTGACGCTGTCGTCGTCAAATTCTTTAACAAAAGCTACCGTCTTTGCTTCTACCTCGTCCATATCAATTTCGACACCTTCCACCAGCTCTTGCACTTTGTATTTAGTTAGTAGCATTTTATTTGCTCCCGTCTTTCTCGAGTTTATCGACAAGTTTTGTTAGGGCATCCACTGCGTCATTCATATGTGATAGAGCATCTACCGCATCGTCCTCAAATTCTTTAAGTTCGTTTTCATATTGCCGATAGGCACAACAAAATACATAAGATACATATTCAATGTTTCTCAGCTGAAAACGAATCTCATCGATAGCGCCAATCTTATTACTCATACATTGCCACCTTTGTTGCTAAGATGCCCATACGCTCACGTGGTGTTAGCCCACCTCGCATACCGTACTCTACGTCGCCAGTCATCAGTGCATCTGCTAGACACTCACCCCTTACCGGACACTCCGCACAGATCTTGCGTGCATCGTTGTAGTTATTGTAGCCGTTATACTCATCAGCGTACGCTTTGTTGACCGGAAAGAATGCTTCCGGGTCTGTTTGTGCACATAGTGCGCTGCCTCGCCATTTATTCTCCATTGTTAAAATCCTCCATACTGCATTTCATATCATAAACTGCACCGTGCAATAGTTCATCAAAGGCCACTATTTCAGTGTCAAGTATATACGTCCACTTTTCAATTACATAGCCTGCCCGCTCATCAAGCAGTACCATAATCTCCTCAGCCTTCATACCATTATTAGTCGACTTGTCGAGCACTTCTAGAATTTGCTGCTTCACTCCCACTCTCCCATCTTCTCGCCATAATCAATTGTCAAATCTATGGCTTTTTCAATGTCTGTGATTGCTTCAGCTAGTTGCTTTCGGTAGTATTGCGGCCGCGCAAGCTCTTTAATAAGCCAATCTTGCACTTCCCCAAGCAGCGCCACTGCCTGGTCTACAGTCTTTACACTGTCTTGGCCGTCATTGATCTTTAAGTCTTCAAGCACTTTTGACCCTTTCTACGTTTGTTATTCGATATGAGAAAATCATACCTTTTTGTTGTTCAAGTTTTTTTGAGCGCTTCGCGAGCGCCTTCCGCTTCAGTCACAAACTCTCGTGGCTTTTCGCGTTGGCGCTGGCGAAACATGATTGTATATTTGTACATTACATCTTCACTTGCTTGGTGATGGCACTACGTACACCGCCTGTGTATCGTTTGGCTTGCACACTGTCGAGCCGGCGGTTGATAGCGTCCACAATAGCTTCACGGTCGCTAATCTCTGCAAGCATCTGGTCTTTGTAGGTTTGTAGCTCCTCTTCAGGCAGCCCGTCTACAACCTCTTGCATCTCAAACAGTGCGTCTTGTACTGGCTCAGCTTCTGGTGTCTGCCAATCGTGTGGCTCTACTGTGTTGCCTTTGAATGTGTCGCGTGGTAATGCCAGCTGGTCTACCATCATGTCATTACCTTGCCCAATGTGTTTTTTGTACTCGCTCATACTCTCCTCTGTTTGGTGTTTACAGTGGCCGCGTAGGTGATCACTTAATGTGTCGAACTGCGCCCACTTGTCGTTAGTTTCTTGGTTTAGGTTTGGTGTGTTGTAGTTCATTTATTCCCCTTTATATTTTAGCTTCAACGTCTTTAGCTGCTTTATACAGGCTGTCTGACGCTTTACTGATATGACTCATTGCGTTTGCGATATAGACAGGGTGTGTACCGTTGTTATCTTTTAGCATCTCCTCCATCATTTTAAGCGCATCAACCATGTAGTACAGCTCATCGCTATAATGTTTGAGTTTCAGCCTAATCTTTGCCTTATTTGCTTTGTTTGATGCCACGGTTAATCTCCAGTGCTCGCTCACGCACCTTGCGCTTGTGCTCCTCTTTGTCAAGCTTAATTGACTCTTTGAGGGCTTCCCATTCAATCTGCGCCTTTTCCTTCTCAGCGCGTCGCTTCTCACGCCAAGCTGCGTACTTCGGGTTGCGCTTCGCAATGTAGTCTGAAACCGTCATACAGATGTACGTGACAACAAACAGCACTGCAAAGAGAAGTACTATTGGTGATGCTAGCAACGGCAAAAAGAGAATCAGTAAGATAATAATCAGAAACGGCATATTATCGTACCACCTTACTCGCAAGCCTGTCGTTTACGTCACACTCACAGAATAGCCAAACGTTGAATGATGCGGCTGCGATGAAAAACACAGCCAAAATGTTAAATTGTATGATTGCCATATAGGCCAGCGTAAGTGACGCTGCACACCCGACTACAGCGGCGATTTTGCCGATAGTCGCAATTACTTTAGTTTCCATAATTACTTTATCCTTTCTTTTAAAAGTTGTTTTCAAAACCTGATTGTTAAGTTGCAAAGTTCGTCTTGCTCTCGCCCCGTTTGCTTATGTACTTATCATAGCGCAACGTCGTGCATAATGCAATAGAAAATACCGACTTTTTGCCGGTATTTTTCTATAGGCTGTGGAAAACTTTTAGCCTTGGATGAGGCGCATCTTTTTACCCCTGATAGTGTTGCCCACCTTCTCCTCTTCCTCTGCGCCCTGCACAAAGACACGGACGTAGTCCACTTTCATCTCTTGAGGCAACGCCTCTGCTAGGCCGGCGATCCAAGGCCCGCGAAACTCTAGGCCAACGTGCGGCTGCCATTCAACACCATCAAATGGCTTAACACCTGTCATGATTTGGCCGTTAATAGTCTCACCTGCTATGATCTTTTCCAGCACAACCTCGCCGTCGTAGATAAACTTTATACGATCCTCTTCAATCGAGAAGGCATACGTGTGGAAATTATTCACATCAACAATCTGCTTTTTAAATGTGCCAGTAATAAAGCTACCGCGAGCCGTGCCACCGCAAACATACTCACAAGCGATAAAAGTACCATCATCTTGCGGCGACGAGGTTACGGTAACCTCCATACGCTTTAGCCAGCTGTTATATTCTGTCGGAATAGTCGGCACGAGTTTGAACGTCGAGGACATCCACTTGGACTTGAGCGGCAGCGCCATACGCGCTTCAAAGTACAAGACACCTGAAAACTTTTTGACGCTTTGAATAGCGGCAGAGAAAAAATCATACGCTGTGCCGTTGACGACTTTGCCGGCTTCTCTCGTCGCCTTAAAGACTACCGAACCGTCTTCAATCCGGCCGTTAGTGTCAAAATTCATGTACGACTTGCGCTGTGTTACAATCTCGCCGCCTTCAATTGGTCGCCATTTTGATCTGTCTAATGTTGGCGCTTTAAATTCATCGTTAAATACGGGAGTGTACCCGTTTATTTTCCAGTTAAAAGCTCCGTCTGGTATATCCATTTCGTTACTTTCCTTATTAAACTATAAAATTATTAAATGATACCATACTCATATAATAACCGAACCAATACAAAACAGCCACCCTCGCATAGTGGCTGTTTTGTTATTTGTCGGGCTATCTACTTACCGAGCGACTCGTACACCTGCTTGGCATACACTGCGCGGTTACCTTCGAGCCCGTAGCGCTCCCATTGCTTGAATCCGAGCAGGAGGCCTTGCGGTGTCTCATTAGGATCACGCAAGCGGCCCGCTAGGCTTGGATACCCACCCTTTGCGGCGTCCCGTGGCATTTCTACGTTTACAGCCCATATGAGCTGCTCACGCAAGCCACAAGGCATATCTACGCGCCTACCAGGATGCCATTGCGCCAGCCCGTCTGCTACTCCGCCGTCGCCTCGTACACCACATGGTGTTACGTAGCTTTCAGCGATAAAGTTACCGACAAGGTAGGCCGCACCCATCTTGGTGAGTCCTAGCTCACGTAGGATGGCCAGCGTCTCATTAATGCGAGCCACTGATACCTTGGCGTGTGGCGAGGTGGACACTGTCCACGCTTTAGCCTCTGCCTCCGCGGCCAGCTTGGCTTGCAAGGCTGCTTGCTCTTTAGCTTGGTTTTCTGCATCAATCTTGGCTTTAGCCTCTATTTTTTGGCGCGTCTCCACTCCAAGCTTTTCGAGCCGCTTGGCTACTTGGCCTTGCTGCTCTTTGCTTTCTGGCGTAGCTTCATACTTTGTCGATGCTGCCGATTTGTTGATGTGAGGTACTGCCATTAAGGCTAATAGTATTGCTATGATTCCGGTCGCGGCTTTCACTCCGTCCGTCATCCTTTCCCACCTATAATTGTTCTTCATACGGCACTAGGTGATTATTTTTGTGCCTTCCATAGCATAGCAGCTGTTTGGAAGGCTGCAACAGCGCCCAAGAATGTAGCGGCGTATACCATGAATTTAGGAACTGGCACAAACCATACTGCAATACCAAGTGCGAGGCGGGCTACCAAGTCAAGGATGGTAAGGCCCTTTGCGAATGGTTTTGTAACCTTATTAATAATATTTGTGTTTGTTGTGTTAGTGTTTTTAGCCATTGATTTTGTCCTTTCTTTTAATCTTTAGCTGGTCTTATAGTAGCATGCACGACGTTGAGAGTCAATAGATTTTTAAAAGATTTTTTGGAAGTATGCGCACACGTGCGGAGGGGTATGCGCGCCTATGCGCAGGGGTATGCGCACA